TTAAGTAGTCTCAGGGGAAGCCGAAGCTCCCCCTAAGAATACGTTACGTTACTGTGTTAAGACTGCGACCCTACCACAACCCATGTTCCACTCGCAACAGTACAGATGTACATTTTGCCAGCACCAACATCGATGTGAATAGAACCCTTAACAGATGCATGAGTAGGCGCACTGGTTCCAGTGTAAAACCTTACACCACCAATTTGGGTGTAAACGAAATCAGTAGCATCTTTTTCGCCCAACATCCCGACCTTTACTTGATCAGAACTTGCTTGTGTCATTGCCATAGTTTACTCCTTATTAGTAAGCTGAAGGTAAGCCTGTTATTTTACCCATGTAGCGAGGAGCAGAACAGGTTAATGCTCCAAGCCATAGAATCTTCGCAACACGAGCGTCTTGATTGACTGGCTTTTGAAAGCCCTCGAATTTGAAGTTTCTCTTTCTGTGATGTCTAAACCGGATGTAGTTCTCATTTAAGAAGAACATCATTCCAGCGGGACAATGATCGTCAACAACAACAGGTGTGCCACGATACAAGAGGTTTGTAAAGCCAGCGTCTGCAAGAGACTTGCTTGAAGCGCCGAAGCGTTTCTGAGCGACTAAACTTTCCTCATAGGCATCGAATACCACTTGAGTTGTTACGATTAATGACGGTTTTTGACCGTCGATAGTTAGAACACCATATGTCTCACGAATCAACTTCTGAATGAAGCTTGCGTGAGTCGTAGTAGTGATATTAGCATACGTTGGAGTACCGGATACAGCTTTTATTGATCCAGCATTCCACCATGTGTAATCTCCACCACTGGTGTCAATTCCACCTAAAGAGCGAGCCGTACCGATCATATGTTGTAGACCAACAAAATCATCGCCACTGCCAGTTTGTGTGCCATATAAAGTGTCACCAAACATATCTTTAAGTGATTTTTCAGCATTCTTGACCTTAGCCTCTAATAGATCGATAACTCGTTCCGCACCATCATTCAGAGCATCTTCTCGCCCGGATATAGAGATTGTGGCATAACATTGCTTCCAATCGTATTCTGCATCCGTAAAGACTTCTGTAGGTGAGGTATCAAGTATATCGTATCCAGAGTAGAAACCCTTAGCGTCAGCTTTGGCATATTCTACAGGTTGTAGAACTTTCATACCGGAAGCGCCAGCTTTGGATTTTCTCAAGAGACGGTGTGTCAAGACATTGCTATTGAATATATTATCGACCATAAGAGGAATATATTGATTCTTCGTTAAGGCTGATAAATTATCATAGTTTAAAGCCATTTGACTTTACCCCCTAAATTGTGGTTAATTATTCAAAGAGCTGATAATCCCTAAATGCCACCTCACGTGCATGATCAAAGTCAGGGCTCTTTGTCACAGTTGGACTGTGATCACCCTTTGTCTTACTATCCACTTCAGGTATAGCCTTTAGATCTTCAGCTTCTTTCATTTTCTTCATAGCCTTCATCACGGCGGATTCATCAGATGTTCGAGATTGAGCAAGGATTAGTGCGTCTTCTAAATTGGGAATATCCCTCTCTACCGCCAGATCTAACACCTCAGATATGGCATTGCCATCATCCTTGAGCTCAGGGTGTGCTGTTATAAGAGAGTTTATCTCTTGCGTCACTTGATCCTTCAACTGGATCTCCTGCAACTGAGCTTCTAAAACGTCTACCCTACTATCAGATTTATTACTGACGGTAGGCTGTTCCTGATTATCCACATTGTCTGAAAACTTTACGTCAGACTCTTTAAAGAATTCGTGGTCTTCGCCAAGAATATCTTTCATAGTTTCCACAACTTCCTCGTCTTTCATCACACCACTGATTCTGTCGAGTTCAGTTTTTAACTCGGACTCTCGTTGAGAGACATCCTGAGCTTTCTGAGTGTTACTTTTCTGCCATTCGGACTTGTTATTGGAGTCCTTTATAGCCTCAGATAACTGTTCGGCTGTGTAGATAGTGCCGTCGATTTCAACATCGTAAACACTATCATCTTCCGTAGGAGCTGTATCTTCTTCCGCAAGTTGCTCAGTTTCCTGAGTCTCTGCTTCTTTTGCAGTCGCTTCCTCACTGCTGGCTTCCATTACTTCTGTTGCTTCATCACTAACTGGTGTAGAAACATCCTCGATGTCTTCTGTAATTAGTGCGTCAGCAATCTCTCGTGTTACCGATTCTCCGTAAGTTCCACCTTCTATGCTATCAGTCATATTTATTTCCCTATTAGGTTAATTAACAATATGTAAGCACTGTACTATAAGAATATCTAACCGTTACCATATCTAAAATAGGAAAAGCGGTTTCATTTTTTTCGTTTCACAAACTTCAAACTACCATACCGCTTACCACTCTTTTCCTTACCAACGGTATATTTTAAACCCCTACCAGCAAAAGTAATAGAGCCTGATTTTTCTTTAGAAGTCTTACCGCTACTATCAGTATGGGAGGCTTTTTCTTTAGTTGTCCTCAACAGTCCCCTTGACTTTTCGCTATCTGAAGCTTTAGTGGTTCCAGCTTTATCTACAGATTCGATTTTTGAAGAGGTGTTACTCTTATTGTTAGATTGAGTATCTGAAAAGGATGCCCTTGTTCCAAGCTTTTTAATTTTTCTATTTCCCATTTATACTATCCCTTAAGTTTGTACCTTGTCAGCTAACTCAGGATTTTCCCTGAGCGTCTCGTAAATCTCGTCCTCATTACCACCAAGCTGATCAGGAGTAATAGGGGCGTTTGCCTCAGCCTCTGCTTTGGCTTTTTCTTCCCTAATCTTAGCGAGCAACCTCTCCTTACCGGGTAGCTCCATGCTATCAACAATATATTCTGGGTCGGTTACAATACCAAGTTGGGCAAGCTGTAAAATTTTGTTTTCGATGAACATCCTGTTTTCAGGTAACATTGAGCCAGCCTTCGCACGTACGATCATATCAACATCACGGAACATCACGCCGATCATATCACGCTGTTCTGATTCACCATCCTCATTAATATAATTGACACGCACAATGTCATTTCCGAGGTGTTTAAACATCGCCACCCACATCGCACCTAATGTTGAAATAGCCTGATCTACAGATCGTGACTTGAAGTCAATCTTAGTGGTGGATGCCTGTCTATATATCTGAGCCTGAACTCCACTCGTTACATTAGAAGAGTCCTTACCTTGTGTGGATTTATTTACACCACTTACGGTTTCAAATACATCACTAAGAAGCTCATAGAAATTAAAAACATATCCGGGCATGGATGGGGGTGATTTCATCTCAACACTACCAGCACCCTTTTTTCTTATTACTGCTCCGGGCTTATTGCTTATTTGATTTTCGACACCAGTGCTCTCATCTATTACCCACATTGGTGATGCGGTAAGATGAATATTGTCCATAACCTGAGAGCTTATCCTGTCCATAGCGAGGTTCAGTGACTTCAGTCTCTTTGGTTCTGGTTTTCCCCAGAATGAATGTGGTGATCCTGTGTTCTTTATAGCAACAAAAGGGAAAGGATGAGGAAGGTGGTTATTCCTATTAAAAAATGGATACTTAGTCTGTCCATCATATAACAATACACCATTACTCACGACTACCTGACGCATCCCATTTGGATATTTACGCTTGTTAACCTCTTTACCATCATCATCAACAACATACTCCTTAGATGGATCTCTCATATAGCATTCGATAACGAGAGCTCTGGGTTCAAGATCTTCCATTGCCTTACCCATGGTCTCATAGTAATTAGTCTCCTGACCTTTAGTATCGGTTACCTGAACTTTCTCACCATCAATATCGGTTGTACCAATTTTGGATGCGCTAAACTTATCCAAGTCAGACATTGGTTTTACATACTTACCGTTTTCAAATCTTTCCTTAATATCATATATAGGCATTGGTGATACGAGACACACCCACTCAGCGTTCTCTAATTTGGTGGCTGATGGGTTTACATAAAAATTGAACGGATCAACAACATCGCAATCTGGAAGGTCATCAACATTATTCCAATGAACCTTCATAATGCCAGTTCCATAGACAAGATAGTCAAGCAAGAACTCTGGTATGATATTTTGCATATCCCTGATTGTCCACAGCTCATCCATAAACGCCTGAACAGTTCCTGCGATATCACTTCCACGCTCATCACCAGCTACCGCTATTATATCAATCTTAGGTGGACGTGAAGATAGTATGGGAATCATCGTATCGATTGCAGATGCAATAAGGTCGATGGTAATCTGATTCTTAAACTTTGGCATGTTCATGCTTTCCCAGTGATTACCCTGATATAAACCCTCCGACTCTCTCCATAGCTTTGCAACACTACTTCGAGACTTGCGTGCCATTCCAAACATGTTGACAACCTTACGTATAATCTCGCTGTCTTTTGGGGATGGTTGGTATTTATCTAAATTATCGGTATTTGCCATCATTCTTACCTATTTTTTCCCTTAGGGTTTTTATTTATTTTATGAACCAGACCCATAGTTCCCAAAACGATTCCGCCAGCGGTAATAGCATCAGTTATTCCCTTTTTACGCTTCATTCTTTTTATTTCACGTTTCCTTTGTTTTTCTTCATTCCTTCGAGCCTCGGAATTAGAAGCACGTGTAGCAGACCCCTTATAGTGTCCTTCGGTTATCATACCTTTGAAGGGAACCATATCTGTATCTTTATCTTTCCGTATCTTTAATTTACTTGATACTTTTTTGCGAACATCCTGCATGTCTTCAACACTTGTTTTCTTAGAAGGTCGCCCTACCTGAGAACCGTACGTTCCTACTCCTTGTGGCATAATACTACTCCAATCTGTTTATTGTGATACATTTTTATTAACTGTGCGCTCCATATGGAATATGATTCGGGTTTACTGTTAGATCTATTGATGAGCAAGCGATATCAGATATTGCCTGTTCAAATTGACCAAGCTCGTCCTTAGTGAGATCAACACTTGGGTAATCTTCAGATTTAAGAATAACTTCTGTTCTTTTGCCGTTCTCATCAAATAAAGTTATTTGGATTAATTCCTTATTCCCGTCCATGTTGTGTCCATTGCTAAAAGTTTCTCAAGCTCTCTCTGTAAGTATGGCTTGACACTGTCCTTACTTGGACTACCTATGTACATGAGACCATAACGCAGTGCGTCCGCAGAATGATCCTCTTGTTTCGTATCTAAATCTTCTGGACGTTTTTCAGAGTGAACAAGCATCGGTAGAGTCCTTATAAGGTTCTTACAATTCTCAAAGATTTTAAGGCGGGGCTCAGGTTTATCCGAATCATTCCACTCTAAGT